ATCTTGAGAGGTTCTAGAAATGCTTTCTCAAATTGTAACTCATAATCAATGTACTTGTCAAGGTTAAGTTCCCTTGGGAAATCTTGAATAAAAGAAATTACATTTTCGTGAATGATATTTGGTTTTTTAAGATAAACAAACTTAATCTTTTCTCCATTTTGAATAAGAGAATATTTACCAGTTAGTTTACCTTGTTTTATATAATGATTAAACAACAATGCACCACGGACGTGAATGGGAGTTCCTTTTATATAAATGTCTGCAGAAGATGAATACTTTTGAACATCAGATGCAGAACGTGGAAAAGAAATCTCTTCAGGAGATAGTTTTTTAAACTTATTGCGACAATTTTCAATAAATTCAATCATATCATCCTCACTACCACTCATCATAATATTGAATGATTCCTTCAACATTTTACGACAAGGTGCAGGAGTAGAAGATTTGATTGCTTCAATACCTTTAATCTTGAGTTTAGGTTCTTCATAACGAACACCTTCACTATCCCATACACTCAAAATGTATCTTTTCTTCGCCGTCCAAATACCACGCTCAGCAATACACTCTCGCTTCATAAACATCTTTTGATCATAGGCATTCACATAGTCAGCCAATTCTTGGTAAGAACTTTCAATATACTTTTCAAATTCCAAGTCACAGACCTTATCAAGGAACGAAACAATGCCTTGAGTAGTTTTCTCTCTGCCTTTGAATACACTTTCAACCAGAGGACCCATATTAATATACAAAGAATCAGTATCAGATGCAATGACATAATCTTCACCTTCAGTCTTAAGAACTTTGTTTAAATAAGAATTCATCTTATTCATAATCCACTGAATGGATACTTGTCCAGAAAAAGTAATCGCTTCAGCATTTGCTAGTTTGTAATAACGGAAGTATTGATTTCCAATAGCACCATAGGCAGAGTTAAGTTGAATCTTACGTGCCATCTGAATGTTATTACAGCGAGCAATCTCTTTGATTAATTCCTTGTTTTTTGTCTTCTCATATTCTTGCTCTGCCGCAAGCATTTTCTTTTTGAAGATTACACGTTCATTGTAAATCTTCTCCATCAACTCAGGAAGAAATCCACGAACATCTTTACGATACATTGCACCATTTGCACATACCGCATAGTCTTTATACATCTCAAATGTAAGTTCCTTATTCAGAATTTTATCAACATTAACTTTTGGATGTCTCTCTTCCAATAGTGTTTCTGGAGAGATGTTGTACTGCATAATAAGATGGGGATAAAGGCTATTAAGGTCAAAACTGACCACCCAATCATATAACCCAGGAATCGGTTCTTTGACATACGCCCCCGCGTACTTTTCGTCCTTTGATGATTTATTCTTTTGAGGAATTACGATGTTCCTTTTTTTGAGATATGTATAAATGATGTTGTCCCACATCCTTACTTGATAAAACACATCAGCATAGTTTACTTTAGCGTCATATGCCATCGTCAAAGCAAGTTCAATGAGTTTCATCTTGTCTTCCAAACGGTCAACAAGTTCTACGTCAATGATGTTATATTCGATAAACTTTTGCCAACCCTTGGTGTAAAAGTCTTTGAATGTATCAAACTCACTGTGGTCCAGTTTTTTCTGACCCAGTTCAACCTCAGCAATATAATCAAGGCGATATGATTCCTGTGCTTTATAAGTAAACTTCTTATAAAGATCCAAATAATCAAGTTGAGTCAAACCACCAACATCAAATGTTGTGTGCTTGCGCCCATTGATGAATATTTCACCCTCAGTTACAAGTCCCCAGTTAGAGAAACGTTTCATTAGTTTCTCACCAAGAACACGGTTTAGTCTCTTACAGATATAGGGGATATCATACAACTGAATATTCCATCCAGTCACAACATCAGGAACATCTACCATCCAATAGTTGATGAAATGACTGAGCAATTCATACTCACTTGGACAATGATGATAAGTTACATCCCTACGTGCATTATTAAATGGTTTAACACCCCAAGTAATAATTTTTTTAGTTGTATAGTCTTGGATTGTAATTGAAAGGATTTCTTCTGAACAAGATTCAACGTCAGGGAATCCCTCTTCAGATGCAACCTCAATGTCCAAAGTTACAAGCTTAATTTTACTAATATCAAACTTGATTTCATCCTCTGGATATTTTTCTGAAATATATTGACAGATATATCTGTCATTGCCGTAGATTTCAAATCCATCTACGCCCTCATACTTACTATAAAACTCACGACAGTCTCTAACTGTTCCTGGATTAACTGGTTCAACAAATTCGCCACTTAATGTCCTATATTTGGATTCTTTTTTAGTCTTCACATAAAGAGTCGGAAAAAACTCATCTCTTGTTTCAAACCTTTTACCATTATCTACTCCACGAACTAAAAATTGATTTCCAATCAATTGAACATTAGTGTAAAATCTCATTCTTTAATCAAGTCCTCATATTTTTCAAGAAGTGTCGGAGTTGGATTTGCCAAGGTTAAAATCTTGTCCGAACTCATCATAAAAGTGTTTTCCTTGGTATATCCACAAAGGAATGGTTCAAGTGTTTGATCGCTTCTTACTACAAATGGATTAATAAGTTTGCAATCAGGTTCTCCAATATCAGCACCAACTTCTTCAATCTGAGTTATCAGAATTTGATTGTTCAACAGTGCTAGAATTTTGATCGTTTTCTGTTCCACGAGATAACACGTCCTCCACGTACATTTCAGAAAGTTTAACAATAGGCTCTACAATTGTTACTACCCAATCAGCAGCAACAGGAATAACTGAATCTTTTGAAAGGGGCATCCAAGGATAGAGAGAAACTTGATATGCTGCTTTCTTTTGTTCTTCAGTGCTTTCTTCGACAAGAAGACTTGGATCTCTCATCTTAACTAAGCACGGTTTGTTAAGAAAATATCCAACCACTCTACGGTCTTCATCTTCACCAATAACCATTTCTTTAATGTCAGAGATAATATCCTCTCCCGACTTTAAAAGTAAAAGTTTAATTGTCATCTTTACTCCATACCTCCAGTCATTCTAGCAATAAAAATGGGAGGTGTCAACTGGATTTTGCCAGTTACCTCCCGTGGCATAGCGCCGACGATATTCAATTATATTTAGTCCCCATTTCCATTACCACCACTTCCACCAGCACTTGAAGATGATCTCTTCGCATATGCTTTTCCTTTAGGCAACCCCAAATGAGGTTTTGCCATCTTATATCCGATTACTTTTAATTCTTCAAGATACTGGAGAAAAGTTTTCATTTTTTATTTTATTTAGAGATAATCTTTTCTCTTATGATGTTCAGGAACAATTCTACCAAGAGTAATGGTCAAAAGACCATCCTCAAAATCAACCGATTTAACTTCCGTATCATCGGAGAGTGTCCACGCTCTCTTGAAACTTCTTTGAGCTAAACCTTTATGGAGATAATTGGAATCTGTTTCTTTATCTTCTTTTTGACCTTCCACAAAAAGTTTGCCGTCTTGAGTGTAGACATAGACTTCCTTTTTTTTAAATCCAGCAAGTGCAAGTTCAAGTCGTGATTCTACATTACTAACTTGAACAAGATTATAAGGTGGATAGTTTGTTGAAGTTTCGTGAAGACTAAAAATACGATCAAAATATTCATCCATTCCAATGCTGTTGCGTGTGATCCTATCCATCAGGGCAGGAAGATCCGACGCAGTAAATCGTGATGGGACAAGGTTAGTCATTTAAGTAACTCCTTTAAAAGCGAGGTTTGATTGTGTGGACCCTTACGGCATCCACTACTAATTATACAAAATCATAAAAAAAGCGGGATGTTATTTCCCGCACTTTTTCATTCGGTTTCTACACCTTTTCCTTTTTTACCAATATTATACTTCTGTTCCAAGATCCAGTCCCCCTTATCTTTGTAAGCAAGAACTTTAATTTGATTAAGTGGTGCAATATCAGTAACACTATCTTCTTTAACAACCGTAATCAATCCCCAGTCAGCAAGCAAACGAACAATACGATTGCGGCGCTGAACATCATTCACGGTCAGGTTTGCGTGTTTGCCATCCAGAGCAAACAGTTCCTTAAAGTGAACAATATAATATCTACCTTGCTTGTGTAGAATATGGCAAGACTGATAGAGTTTTTTCTCCTTACGCGATGCAACTCCAATCCTGGTTAAAGTCTCACGGACTTTAAGGAAGTCATCAGGTTCATTAAGAATTACCTCCACCATCTGGTCCTGAGACCATTCAACAGTAGGTTCTACCGTAGTAGTCATTTTGATCCTCCAATATCAAGTCGTTTTTTAATAAAGTTAATTTGTTCTTGTGTCAGGATTTTCAGAGCTTGGGATGCTTTTTCGTTACTATATCCATAGTATTGTTTTATACATTCTAAGTCCGTGACTTTATCCTTTCGGAGCCAGGGAGAAAATCTCTTCCGTTTCCTTAGACTATTTAGATAAAAAGAATATTGCAGGTCTTTATCAAGATGATGATTCATATTCATCTCGTTTGCATACATTACACAATCAATGTGCCCAGAAAGGCAACGATTGATAATATACGGAGGATATGACTTAATTTCTCCAGACAAATTTTCTTTTGTAAAGTTAATTGAGTTCAACCAATCCTTGAGTTCGTGTGTCATCTTATAATTTGAATGTCATCATCATCAGTCCAGAGTTCGACCTTAGTTCTGAATCTATTTTCTTCTTTCAATTTTTCATATCGTTTTGCTGCTTTCTTTTTCCACCAAGAAATAATATTTTCTAGATAAAACTTATCCCAATTAGGACCACGAAGAAGTTCTTTCTGTTCACCAAGAATTACTTCTCTAACATTTGAATATCCATAATCAGATATGTAAAATCTCTTCTTTTGAGTCAACGCAAATGCTGCATCAATTATAGAATTAAATTCATTAAGTTTTTGTTTATCTTGAAGTGAATTACGAATAATGGAAATCATCTTTGTCTGTCGCTTCATCTTTTTAGATGAAGCTTTATTATCAGTCAGCGGAGTGTTATTGTTAAGAAGAGTGAATCGATCGTGCAGTCTATGAAATGCTTCATCGTGAAGAAGTGGAAGAAACTTACTTTCAGTCAGTCCTTTATATCTCATAAATGGTTTTAACCCATCATACTGAGATGCATCTGTTGTAGAACCATAAAGTGATGTTGTTTCAAACAAAGCAATATCCTTTTCAAATACTCTGTTAAGAGTTTCTCTTGCGTAATGAGAACAGCAAAGAAGCGCAAGGAGTTTGCCGCCAAGATAATTGTATCCAAAAGGTTGCGAAGGAACAATTACAAATCCCATAGCTGCATGACGATTGAAAATAGAAAGATTAGGAACTTTACCTAACCACTCATTTCTTGGTTTTGAATTGATAGTAGGAGATCCAAAACGAATAAATCCAAGAACCTTCTTAGTATTTTTTTCAAACAACATCCAACGAAGTTCTCTTCCTGGAATATTTGATTCGTTATTATGAGAAGAAACTGCTCTCAAAAGAGTATTGTAATGTTCTTGCGGTAATGCTTGTTGAAACCTATCGCCAATAAATTTTACATCAAATTCCATATCTTCAGGATGAATATCTTCATTAAAAAATTCATCTTGAAGTGGCGCAAGAGTATTAGTACTTTTAATAACTTCTTTCTTAACAAAACGCAAGTAGTCTTCAATATTTCCCATCTGAGAGAAATACTTAATAAACTCATCTGCAGCCCACAAAGCATCTTGTTCAGAAACTATCATTCAAATTCCCCCATTTTATTTTTTGGTAGAATAATGTATTGTGGAGTGCATCCAACAGAAATAGCAGTTGATTTAGTTGCTTTTGCCATTTCACGGTAACCAAGACCAACATAAATTTGGCCACCAACTACAGCAACTGCCATAGCACCCCAAAAGATATAGTACCACTTTGCCTTTACTTGATGTTCTTTACTCATTTGAATTCACACTCCACCATAATTTCTGTAAGAGCAGCAAGGAGATTTATTTCTTGGTCAGCAACGAACGCACATTGGTATTGGTACTTAGCAATAACAAGAACGGCAGCGGGGATAGATGCGGGTGAAAGATAGTCAAAAGAGGCGTCATAAACCCTGCGAAGAAGATGAGAAGCGTCGTTATCCAAGTTGGAGACCACCCACTTTCTGACTTCAGTAAAGTTTTTATCTTTGAGATTTTTAACCAGTTCATTTACAGAGATGTCTGAGAAAGATGCAAGAATTGCTGCGTCAATTTTTCCCCCCACCGAATATCTTTGGCATTCATTGAGGACTCGTCGCCAATCTGGAAAATGTTTTTGGACCAATTCAGCAAGAACTTTAGATTCATATTCAATACCTTCTGTTTCAAGAATATTTTGAAGTCTTTTAAAAAACTGACCAGCAAGTTCTACTTTTTCCTTTCCCTTAATCCCAAATTCCACAACGGCACAACGGGAATGAAGCGGTTCAATGATTTTGTTTTTGTAGTTGCAGGTAAAGATGAACCTGCAGTTGTTAGCAAATTCCTCAATAGACGCCCGTAGGAGGAGTTGAACGTCTGAGGTTGTGTTATCTGCCTCATCAATAATGATGACTTTGTGTTTAGCAGTTGACGAAAGCGATACGGTCGAAGCGAAGTTTTTCGCATTGTTTCTGACAGTATCAAGGAATCTACCTTCGTCGGATCCATTAATGACATAAACATCTACTCCCAATTCATTGCAAAGTGCTTTTGCAACAGTTGTCTTGCCACATCCAGCAGGACCAGCAAGAAGCAAGTTTGGCACTTCGCCTTTATTTAGAAAGTCTGTAAAGGTTTTCTTAATATTCTCAGGGAGAATACAATCTTCAATTGTTTTGGGGCGATACTTCTCAACCCACAAAAATTCATCACGACTCATAATTTTTTATACCCAATCAGGTTTACGTTCTGGCATACGAAGATAATTAGATGCAACCCAAGGTTTGGATGCGATATACATCTTGTAAGCAGTAAAAGTGTCAACGCTTGTGTCAAGTTTATAC